GTCAACAACATCTGCTTCGCCATCTACATATTTTTCTACGTCACGACTAGACAAAGCTCGTTGATAATTTTCTAGATATTTTTTGAAATAAGAGCTACGCAATCTGCGTAGCTCTATGTTCAAGTAGAATAGGATCGCTTCAATCTCTTGTAGCTGATTAAAGCGATGTTCAACAATGCCCGGCATAGATGCAGCAGCCTTTTCAACGTTGCCTACTAGCTTACATTCTTTTTTAGCGTCAACTAGTTCGTCTTCAAAAAATGCTACAGCATCAGGTATTTTGCCAACGTCTCTGGATACTTCACTATACCAACCCATTCTTAACCCCACTCTTCTTCTTCGTCTTGCTCTACATCATCTATTTCTAAGTAGTAGCCGATTGCTTCATCAAGATGTGAATCGTTACCAAGTAATTCTTTCATCTGTTGATCATCTAAGCCATAGTCAGCAAGATGATCAACAAACTTTTCAGCAACTAATTCTACTTGTTTTTTATCAACATACTCTTTGAATAAATTCCAAACGTCAATCGCTTGTTCCAAATCCATAATTACTCCTCTGTTACAGCTTCTTCTATTGGTTCGTCTGCTTCAGAGGTATTTACCACAGTTGACTCTTTTACAGCCCAATCAGACATTACTTTGTCTAATAGTTCGCCGGTCCAGTTTTTGCGGTATTCTAGGATCTCTTCTCCATCCATCGTAACATACTTTAGTCTGTTACCTTGTTTCTCGATGACACCTTTTGCTTCAAAAAGTTCTACAATGCCACTGTAAGGATTCATTCCTGTTTCATAAGGAATCTTTACTTGTACACCTTCAAACGGTTTTGCATAACGTGTTTTCATTACTTTACAGCCAGCACGGATACCCATAACTTGACTGATCTTATTACCGTCTGCATCTTCTTTGAGCTTCATCTTCTTCATTGCTACAACAATACTAGAAGCGTATATAAAGCCCTGTCCGCCACTTATTTTATCATCTGGGTCAAACATATCCTGAGATGCATAAGTGTGGTTAGTACAAACTAATCCTACGTTATGTGCGCCAATCATGTTAACAGTATTACGTACAAGTGATGTTAGTGCTTTAGGCTTACGACCCATATCACCTTTCATATCACCCTTGTTAAACTGATCAACATCTGTTGGTGTTAGTAGCATACCTAGTGAATCAATTACAAACAATACTTTAGGACGATCTTCTTCATCCATTGCTTTGTAATCAGTCATAAACGTACTAATAGTTTTTGCAACATCGTCAATCATACTCATGCTTAACTTGAGTAGTTTTGATTCGTCACAGTCGACTCCTAGTGCTTCTAGCCATGCTTGATCAAGTGCATTTTCTGAGTCAATTAAGACTACATAAATGCCTTGTTCTTGTGCGTGTCTTACAATATTACCTGCTGCAAAATAACTTTTACCTGCACCAGATTCGCCTGCAAACACTGTTACCTTACCTAGCGGAACGCCTCTATTAAAGTCGCCACTAATAAGATAGTTAAGTGCATAAGAGCCTGTGCTTACCCAATCTGTAGGATCGTTAAAGCCACTGCTCATGCCTTGTATAGACTTTGTTAAGTCTTTTCTAAATTTACTTACGTCAAATGATTTAGCCATTTTATCTCCTATATGAAAGTTTGCTTCTACTAGCGTTTGGAACTTTGACAGGTAAACCGTGAATCTCCGTTCTCGATTTAACTAGTAGAAGCATAAAGTATTATTGACTCTGTCTGTTTCGAATCATTGCAAGTATGTCACTTGCGTTACCTTCAGGTGCAGGAGTTGCTTCTGCAGCTGGTGCTGCTTCTGCTACTGGTTCAGGTGCCGGTGCCGCTTCAGCTACTGGCGCTGATGAACGAGATGTTGCTGTTGCATTCGCACTTGCCGCTACTTGCGGATCGCCTGTACGTGCTTGCATACCTGCAGGACGGAAGTATTGACTCCAACGTTCTGCGTCATACGCTTCGCCGTCTACAGATGCTTCAAACATCTCTTGCATAACTTTAACAGCTGTCTCATCTGGCTTCTTAGGTAAGAAGTCACTTAGATTAAACAAGCCATGTGTGTTAACAGCATTCATTTCAGCATCGCCTAATGGACGATCTCTACGAGCCCATGTTGACGTGGAATAATCTGCGTAACCACCTTTGCTAGTTTTGTTAAGACGGAAGTCTACACCTGCTGTGTAATCTGTTGGCAATTCTTCCATGTCTGG